CCGCACTGTTCAACGTTTGAGACTTGCTAAGTCACGGCCAAATTTTAAAGACTTTTGGTTGTCTACTATCCCACTCAAACATTCATTGTTGAGTGGCTGCCACATCATACGTTGTTCAATCGTTGAGTGGTGTTAGGAATATGCTGATTCCATTTCCCCATGTGCCTGTCCAAGTAACTCCTGATAGAGTGATTGACGATCCAAACGCTAACACTTTAATGGATAGAAGTATGGAGGCTTAAGTTAGTAAAGAGCCAGATATAAATTGCTGACCTGTGGCTGATTCACTAAGTAAGGGGTTTGCGACTGCATTATAATAAGAAACTGTGGTGCCTGTGAAAGTAATTCCTGCTGAAGTTCCTCCTTATATGGTAACCAAATAGTTACCTGGGGCAAAACTCTACAAGTTAATCTGTCCCGCTGAAAAAGATATTGAGGGACCAGAAACTTGAACCAAGCTGCCATAAGAGGCGAAACCAGAAGTGACGGATAACGCTTAAGCAAATACTGATTGCTAATCTTCAAGGGGGTTGAGTTTTTCATGAATGAGCTCAACCTCATAGGATACCCAAAGTTCGCCGACATTTACGACGGAACCTTGCATTCCTACCACAGAAACTTGTAAGTTTCCCATATCACAGAATTGTATAGCTGTGTTAGCTTATAAAGTCCCACCTCTAACATATAGAGTATCAAGGACTGCTAAATTACGTTTGCATTCTACGCCCATTAAAACAGATTATGATGGTTTAACTGAAATGGCTCCCTCATATTACTCTTAAGCTTACTTATAGGTAAAAGGGCCATTAGCAGCATCATATTGGACTGATAATACTACTGAACCTAAAGCCGTATTAACGCTATTCAAAGCGTCGGCTGACATGGATTTGTATTCAAACACTAATCCTTTGAATCTATACGATTCAAAATTAGATGCTATTGATGATAACCATGGGAAGGTTGAGCCCTACCCAGGATTAAGTGGATAGGTAGTGTATGCAAAGGTATTGGGTTGTCCTGACAGTACGTCACAAATATACTCTCTGTTTGTAATTACCGTTGGTTTCCTATTGAACTGATAGTTGCCATTGGTAAACAGTGAATTGAGTTCTGGTTAGTGACCTGTCGTGGTGTAGTCGCCCATTCCGAGTAGTCTCGGAATCAATGGAAGTGCAGCTTTTCCTGCATTCATAACATGATCAAGCCAGGTTTTCGGCTACCTGCGCTTGTTCTGTTGTCTTCTTTATGGTTTAACTTGCTATTGTTATTGCTGTCGTTAGGGTTTCTTTTGTCCCTAATTCTTTTTCCTTTGTGGCATGTTATTTTTAAAGCACCGGCGAACTTTATCATTACATGTCAACATTGAAGATTTCTTGATCATGAGCAAACTGTATTGGTTTACTATCAAGTAGATCTCCATGGACAACAAATTGAGCAGGGTTAAACCCATACCTTAACTGGAAGAATTCAGCAAAACGAGTGTCATCAATGGGTTGAAGATCATCAACCTCACCAAAATTATATGGTTTCTCATCTAATCCCATATTGTCTCTACCTTCTTTAAGGAGTTCGTGATAACAAACTAAACCTGGGTAGAAACGAACACTGTTTCTTAAACCAACCAATACGTCATGTGCGTATTGTCTCACTCTCTCAGTCACTTTCTTACCAATCTACATTTACGCTGCAGTTAGTTATAGTGAAGATTTCTTAACCTTGTTGAATTTCAACAAAAGCCTTGCTGGTTTAGCAATGAGAGTTAGGGATTATTACCCTTCTGAGTCGAAAACTGGTGCAAACCACATACTACAATATTCTGATTGTGCTATGTGTGTCGACACTTTAACTTTAGCTTCAAACCCTGCTTTCTTAAAGAAAGCAGCTATTTTGTCAGCTAATCCTGGTTCAGGTACACCTTTCATTATGGACAGGTTGTCATCACCTAATATGATGGCACCTACTAAATCTTAAGATACATTTGCTAATCTATACACTGACTCAGTCATGTATATATTGTTGAGACTATTACCAAATGAAGTCATCGCTTCACCTGAATGTCTACCTTCAAGCATCTTGTAAGATATCATGGCTCCTGTTTTGAAGTCCTATGCACGTCCTAAGGTGATGCCATTGACACTATCAATGGCTCTGAAACAAGTGTTAGTTTCGATGGTTAATTGCTGATCATATGCATCATATTACTACTATCCTTAATAGGTTTTAGTAGTGGCTGAAGGGGAAATCACCTTAACAGTTCCTGGGCTCATTATTGGCATACCAGTGAAGTGCTTAGGATTGGACGGTTATTACGCTGTCACTTCCTCATCAACATTGTTCTTCTTCTTTGAAAAACCAGTAGAATAAATAGCTTTAACTGCATTATAGTCAAAAGCTTAATTAGACACTTTTTATGATGCATCGTAAGAACTAAAGTCATTCTCTATGACGTAGTACTTACCTCCAGTTGAATCAATCATAGATTGAACTTTCTACCCAATATCATTGGCATTTGAGCCACTTGTATACTGGTATTTGTTCAACCATTTTGCTTTGACGAACTTGGTCTACTTAAAATTGTCAGCCGCTGGTTTGACCAGGGTGCTGGCAAGAAGGGTTTTCTCAGCTGATGCAGCTTAGATAATCCTAAAAGTAGCCTTGACCTCTTCATCAGACTTTCCCTTATAAAGGGCTTCACTCTTGATGAAAGAACCAAACTCCTGTGGTATTAAATCAGGGTTGGTGTACATATCCTTGTCTAATATGTTTTTCTCCGCTTTCGTGTATTTAGCTTTTTTCTTAGGGCACTTAAGTTGTTAAATGTATTCAGTGGTCGTCATCTATACTGGTACTTCTACCTCGGATGCTAAGGCTGATAAAGTTTCCTCCTGAACTTTCACGAAAACACGCTTCTCATCATCATTCAATGTGACGGGAGTAGTTTCCGGTAATTAACGTACTTACAATGCATTAATCATGACTTCTGAGTCATGAGCAGGTGGCACAATCATTTCGCGCCCAGCAACCGCTGGCCCAACAGCCATAAACACACTCTCAAGAATTGGTGCTAACTCGACAGCTACTTACTTGATAGTGTTCCCTTTACCTAAGGGGGCAGTTTGTGGTTTGAATGTATGATGACCTAAAACCGGTTGAACATTGTAAATGTCATCGGTTTTCCTGGAAAAAAGGTTATTAAAAATTGACTTTTCTGACATCAATTATGTTTGGTGGTCTTCCAGCGCTTTACGAGTCCTAAAAGTCCTCATATGACTAAGAAGTACTAAACCTATCATAGTTGAATCAAAGCAAGATGGATCTTCATGCTACAATCTATGGAAACGACGTACCTCCTACTTGTAGGGGTGAGTTTCCTGACTGACACTCATCAGTATAGACTGTTTAAGCTGTCCAATAGCCTGCATTTTCATGTCAATAGTTTTGAAATCAGTACTACGAAGCACTGTTTCAACCCATGCTATCTCTCTTATTGAGACAGTGATCTCGACATCATCAAAACTGAAGATATCACGATCAGTCCACCACGATTTGAGTTTCTTACTCAACTTGGTTAATAAAGATGTGGTTTTCATGGGCGTATACACGAGCTTGTATGAGTCTAAAATGATATTTTGACTCTCACCGGGAATTAATAATTCCTCCTTGGTGAAACAAGTTTTGGGTGGTCTATAAACGACATTTGTAACTCCTGGCAAATCATAAGTATTTGGGTACTCTCTTTATCCATAAATAAAGAGCGTTATGTCGTGTTCATCAGCAAGAATACAGAGGTTATCCCATTCTATGAGACTAACCTTCTTTTGTATGATATGATTCTTGGTATTGAAGGGTTCTTTGCAAAAACAGCGTTACTACGCATGG